ACCCATTAATTGTAATAGAGTAGCTGATGGTTCTTTGTATGGTAGAGGAAAGAAAGCTTCACGTAGATTGCCACCTGGCGCATCTACATCTTTGAATTCACCAGGTTGAATTGGAGAAGCCTCATCTCTTACCCGCACCCCTCTTTGTTTGAAACCAGCAGGTAGGTTTGACAAAGTTCCTGCATCTAATAATTGGCGGAGAGCGACCGTTGCCGTTCGACTCAATCCGCCAATCATGTGTATTAATCCAAATCCGTAGAATCCTAGTCCTGGCAGAAATTTAAAGTGGACAAAATATTGGACTCTTTGTTTTTTTGGATCATTGGGCGCATAGTTCCTTCTTATCGAAAGAACCGTTCCACTACCTTCTTCGATTGTAACGATGTAAGGTAGCTTGATACCAGATGGCTCACCATCTGGACCAATATCTTCAAAGCCTTCTAAATCTAGATCAACATGACACTCAAGAATTGTGTACATCGTTTGTTGTTTTCCAGATTTTTTAGTGCCTTCTAATTCTTTTTCTTTTTTAGAAACTTCATCATTAACAGTAACACCTGGTGGACTTAATTCTACATCAGAGTAAAAACCAGCGACTTGTTGTTTTCTTAAATCATTTTCTGAAATTTTAATAACGTGAATAATAGACTCTGCATCATCTAAACTGTTCGCTGTATACGGCACGATCAAATCATCTGCTGGCACAAACTTAGAAACCGCTCTACCTAATAAATCATCGTAGTAAACTTTTTTAAATGTAGACCCTGCAAGTGGTAAATGAAACAACATAGAATCAAACTCTGGTTCGTATTCTTTCATCTGATCCATGATCTGATAGTTCATGAAATCTTTTACTCTTTCTGCCTGTTGTTGTTTGGCAGGTGTGTTAACTCCTAAGATTTGTGTTCTTACTGGTCCGTCTGCTGGTAATAGCTCTTTGTATGCTGTAGCTTGAAACTGTGTAACAGCTTCTGCTAACACAGGGTGCGTGGCACCTGAAGCTCCTTGAAACGGCTCCGTTCTATTTTCGTATTTAAATCCTAATAGGTCAAGTCCTTCTGTGTAAGATCTTTCCCACTCTTTTCTGGACATCTTATAGTCCATGTAATTTTGTTTCATTTCAGAACCTAGTGGTTCTAAAACATCTTGAGGTAGAATGTCTGCTAAATTATCGAAATGTTTTTCTGTGCCAGGTATGTTAATCGCACCTGGTTCAAAATCTATAGTCGCACCGCCATCTTCTTCAGGGATAACTTCTACGGGTGCTTGCTCTTTGATTTCTTCCTTTATCTCGACCTCTTCGCCCGGAACTTTAACCTGAGTACGAGTGTTAGGAAGTCCTTTATCTATATCTGCCATTTAAACTCCTGTCGTTATCTACCACGTTTCATTAAAAAAGCCAAGCCCTGTGAATTAGGCCCTGATTCTGGCGGTGGGCCAGATTCCACCCCTGCTTGTTTTGCTATACCACCACCTGCATATCCTCTAAAAAAAGACTTAGAAAAATCAAATAAGTTAGGAATTTGTTTTGCCAAAGGAATACCTGTTGATCTTAAAATACCTTCTGTTTGTTTTCTTTTTAAACCCTCTCTAGTTTCTTTTGCTTCAAGGGCTCCAAGTTCACTAGAATATTTTAAAGGTATTTCACCAAAAGAATCCCTAATATCTTTTGGTAGACCTAAATCAAAAAGCATGGGCGAGCCTTCAGGTGTTTCAGGTATAAGCTCTTGAGCTTTTGTAACCGCTCTTGGATACTCTGAAAAGTTTTGTTCTATTGCTTGTTCTAAATTAGTTATAGGTTTGAAACCAAATCTTAAATTTTTCTGTTGTGTTTCAAGAGCTTGTTGAGTGGCTTTTCTAGCTTTTGTTTCATCTTCAATAGTGTCATAACCTAATTCTTTATTTTCAAACTTTTCAAGAGTGTTATTATATTCTGACCCAATTCTATTGTACTCACCAGTAAGATAATTAATATCACTTTCTAACTGTTGTTTAAACAATGGATTATTTCCAGGATCTTCATAACGTTTTGTTCTATCTTGTATTTCGTTTTCTAATCTATCAAGTTCTCTATATTGATTAACAAACTCGATTGTTTTATTTTGTGTGTTAACGTATTTAAGAACCTCTGGGTTATCTTTAAAATCATCTATGGCGTTTCCTCCATAACCAAAAAGTCCTAACGTTGATGCTCTTTTTGCAGCTTCATAATCACCGGATATTAAGTGAGGCATCGTGAACATCAGCTCTAGAGGTATATCGACAGCGAGCGTTCCTTTTAAAAAACCTCTTAAGTTTTTAAATTTAGAAAAGTCTTTAGTTCTTTTTGCTCTATTTATTTCAGAATTTACATTTCTTGTTATGCATTGTTGTTGAGTTTCTCCCTCTAAACGTCCACCGCCAGATTTATTTTTTCTTAAAAAACATTGTGATATTTTTATCCCTGCTTTTTCTAAAAGCTTCAAACCTTCAAGTTTATTAATTAATTTAACAGGTTTCATTTCAGCTAATTCTTTTTGTGTAACTAAATTACGACCTAAGTTTAGAGAATATCCTCTATCTTTATAATTTTGTAAAATAGATTTTCTTGCTTCAACAGGAAGACTTCTAAATCTTTTTTCACCCATAACTTCAATAGGACTTCTAAGATCAAATCTAGTTAAATTTATTTTTTGAAAATCAGGATAATCTTTTCTAAAATTTCTAACAAAAGTATCTTGTTCTTTGATAATATCAGCAACCTCTTGAGAATTTTTACCAAACTTTTTAATTGCTTCATTTAATCTTATTTGTCTTTTAGAAGTTTGAGGATCAAAAATATTTCCTTTTACTTTTATATTCATTTTCTTAGTTAATAATTGAGAGAAAATAGAATAAGGTTCTGTGCCACCAGACAAACCAGTACGTAAAGCTTGTATCTCATCAATGTTTAATTTTCCTAACCCAAGGTCATCCATCGTCTTTCTTATGGCATTAACTCTAGCACCAAAAGTTTTACCAGGTGCATTACGAGGATTATAAACTTCATCCATTTTTCTAATCGCATAATCTCTTGCTGCTTTGTGCCACGTTCCTGTAAAGTGCCCTGAAACGTTAGTTTGATATTTCATACCTTGTCTAATTTTTTCTGCAAATAATTTATTTTTAGGAATTAATTTTAAAGCGTCTTTAATATCACCAATTGTTTCGTCTGTAAGACGAGGATTTATAATTCCCTTACCCTCAAGGAACCTACCATATTCCATAACTGTGTTTGGACTGTAAGCAGCATTTGCTGAAAATATTTTTTTAACAATATTATCTGGCACTGGGTCTCCATCTTTCCAATTTTTTAAAAAATTAGTAAAAACTTTATCGTTATGTAATTTAAGAATTGCTTTTAAAGTTCCTGGTCTTGGCCCTCCTTGTGCACCGCCTTTTCCCACATGAAGGGCTTGAATTGCTTTAATTTGTTTAGCGTTTGGTTTTAGGTAATAATATTTTGACTTACCTTTTGACCCTTTTTCTACTTGAGGACCCCTATAAGGTTTTAAAACTTCGTAAGCTTTATTAGTTCGGAAGTGCTTAACTTTATCTCCAAAATTTTCAATACCAACTAATTTACCTAGTTCTGCTTCAGAAATATATTTATTTTTTTTTAAAAATTTAGCTTGTTCAATTCTTTTTAATTCGTTTTGATAATTGCCTTTAAAATTAGATCTATCTTGATGATTCATAGCTTCAAGTATTTCTTCTACAGAAGCATTTTTATTTTTAAGTTTTTTTCTTACTTTTTTAATTATTGCAAAATCAGCATTATCATCATATGATTTTTTTAAGAACTTTAAAAAACCTTTATCATCTAATTTAACTTTAAATTTTCTCTCTGGTCTGTCTTGAGAATAGCTCCCTGGTTCATCAACCAAGCCACGCTTTGGTGTTTCCACAGATCCACCAATCGCAAAACCTAATTCTCTTTCAATAAGCTCTTGTGATTCTTTACCAAGATACTGTTTGATCTTTTCGTAGTTTATCTTTTTTCTTTTCTTAACTTCTTCTGGTGGTTTACGTTTTGGTAGAACAGTTCTATTGGACACCGCACCACCGCCATTGAACCCTGGACGAGTTAGATAAGCCATCATCTCGTTGTAGTGCTTTATTTTCATTATTCTCCTAATAGACCTGCTAATCCGCCATCAGCTAAATCTTCATCTGGCACAGCTAAATCATCATAAGCATCTAAGTTAACTTTAGATTTACTCGTTTTTTGTTTTCCCATACCTGCAAACTCATCAAGATTTTCTGTTCCTGTATCTATGCCCTCTTCAAAATCTTTTGTGTATCCATCACCAGCTGTTCTATATTTAACCTCACCTTGATTAAATTCATTAGGCCCTCTTGTACCTCTCATAGGGCTTTCCATATCATCAATAATATCTCCTTTTCTAAACTCATAACCAGCTCTCATACCTTGGTCAGTATCAAAATCTAATTGTATTCTATTACCCTCTCCTTCAATGGTTAATTCTATGTCAGGTCTATCAGGGTGTTTGTATGTTGTTACATCACCGGTTTTTTTAACAAAATCTTTTTTAACTACTTGTCCTTCTTTAAGAATTTTTTCTACGAGTTTAGGAAAGTGTGCTGGCATTTCTGCTGTTGGTGTCACGATTGGTTTTACACCTTTCGCTACCTTTGTAGTTTTTGCTAGTTTACCTACAACAGGGAACGCAGCTAGTGCTGCCATAATTTTTAAGAACGTTCTTCTAGACATACCGCCGTCAGCAAAACCTATTCTGCCACCGTCAGCGTTCAACGCTCGTTTGTCTTTGCCTACTTTTAAATTCTTCAATACGTTTTCTATTTGTAATATTTCTTTATCTAAACTTTCAACCGTTGATCCTTTTAAACTTTGTCTTACTTCATCAGGTAACATCATTCTTATCATATCATCACCAACTTCTTTAAA